TTTGAAGATTTAAGGAGTTCCTCTGTTGTTGCAGCTTGTTTTTCAAGGCGTTTCTGGGCTGCTTCAAGTGCTCGTTGATCCCCTCGAACTTGTGCGACATGAATGTTATCCATTAGTTTTTTTGTCTGTTGCATCTGTTCGTAACTAATCTTTCCGTTTTGAAGCTGCTTATCTAAAAATTTTTCTTGTCTTTGATAAAAGTCTAAACGCTCTTGATCGCTGCCAAATTTAATATTTGCAATCTCTATTAGCTCTCTTTGCATAGCTGATTGTTCGCGTAGAGTATCCATGGCTTCCCTAGTTTTAGATACATCTTCGCCTCTCAAGCGACTTAGTTTAGCTTGAAGCTCAACTTGCTTTTCTATCAACCTATTTTGTTCTCTTAACTCATCTTCGCTAATAGCCATGCATTAATTCCTATTTGAAAGGCCACTTAATACCAGTCTCTCTTTCAAATGCTGTTACAGCCCTTTCTAATTTGTGTCGGTCTGCCATTGTTTTTGGATCACCAAGCCCGTTCCGCTCGAATGATGTAAGATAACGCCTTTCATTGCCAAGCGCTCTTGCGAAAGAGGAGACCTGCGACTTTGTGCCGCGGATCTTTGCTGGGGTCATAGATAAGCCGAACATGTGCTTAAGCAAAAGCTCAACCTGTGCGCCAAGGGCAGATAAATAACTCTCGTCAATCGTTTTTGGATTTAGATTAATTTCAATAGCAGTTAATTCATTTTCGTTTAATTCAGACATTTTACATAAACCTCCACCTCATAAATAGTCTTTAATAATAAAAAAAAAGACCAAAACCCCTTAATGAGGCAAGGTCTTATCTTCTTTTGCTTTGCGCCTTTTTTATTTCCTGATTCTGTTCCTCGTAGTGCTGCACAAGTCTCTTCAAAAACCAGTGACGGATTTGTATAGGAAGATTGTATGCTTCAATAAAACTCCACCCGCCATGATGCTTTAATTGAAATATTTGCTCATAAACACCTTCGATATACTCATCATCTAGGCCAAAAAAATTCAGAGGTAAACGGCACCTCCAATTCTTGCTCGTAGCCGCAAGAGTTGCACTCAAAATGTTGATTAAGCTCAACAGTAGGGTTTACTTCCTTATAAGTAGATCTTAAATGCTTTGCATCCAGCGCTGGCATCGCCTCTATAAAAGAGCTGATATATCCTCGATCCGAATTACCATTAACAGATACAATGTAAAACATCATTTGCTCGCTTAATGATAACTCTGCAAGTTTATTTTTAGCTCTCATCCTATTTGTTTTGGCAATAATCTTTTCATCTTTGCCAGTTAATAGTTTAATTTCTACTTGCGCTTTGCTAAATGGCACCGTTGTAAGGAATGTGCTTGGAGAAGACATTGAGACATCTAAGTGCTCAAAATCTAATTCTTTTTTTTCATAAGCCTCTTCTAAATCAAACTGAAAATTATCAATGGCTCCACAGCTTGGACAAGCAACCTTTGCCTCATAGTCAGATCCGTAACCATTAATTCTAGCTTGAACGATTAATGCGGACTTATCTCCAACTAAAAAATCTTCTGGGTTTAATGTTTTATCCACTAGCAGGCTCTGCAATAGGCGATCTAAAACAGTTCCATTTTTAACTAATGATTTATTAGTCAGGATATCTTCGTCTTTAGCTGTCATGTACCTTAGCTCAACCGACTCTTTTCCTCTTAGGGGACTGTCCTCTGGGTAGAACTTGCCTTCGGAAGGCAAATCAACAAAGTGAGTTGGAACGGTAAATTCAAGCTGTGGGGTTTGTGTAATCGGGGCTGGCGAGGTGTCTGGTTCTGGTGTGCCAAACCTATCCTCGTTGTTTCTTGTTGTCATACGATCCTCTTTTTAAATTTCTTTTATGCCAGAAACAAAAATGCTTCCTATAATATATACCATGAGGAAGCATTAATGTTAATAATTTTATTTAAAAAGTTTTAAGGCGCTTTATTCTTTAGCGACTTGTAGCCCACAGAGACTTTGGAATTTGCAGGAGTCAAAGTAGACAACTGAGCGTCGTTGGCTTGATTAAATAAGGCATAATCATATCTCAACTCAACATCCATTGTAAGCATGTCATCAGATGCATACTCAAATTCTCCCATGTTCACATTCTTAACCCAAGCGTTAATCAAAGTCCAGATCTCTACATCATTACCATCTGCATTTTTTGCTTTGATTTTTGGTTGAGATAGTACTTCTACCGCTCTCTTTTTGGAAATTGATTCGTAAGCATCTGGAGTTGGGACATTGTAACCGCATGCGCCCAATATGCCCATCAAATAAGCTGTTGAATCAGGATGGATAGCATCAACCAAACTAAACGAAACAGTTTGCCATTCTACCTTCCCAGGGTAATAAAATTTATGGTTGTAGAAAGTGTGCTCTGTTTCTGTGATATTAAAGCTAGGTCTAGCAACTTTTGTGATTACCCATGCTTCAATACCGCCTAGCTCAAGAACAAATCTATATTTTCTCTTTGGTTCAGACTGAATGTTAGCCCAAAATCTTGATCCTGTGTTAATTGCCATTATCTAGTATTCCTTTTAATATAAGTAGTAATTAAAGTTTTTTTTAATCTTCGAATCCTGCACCAGAGTTTGTGATGACAAAATCAATCGCGAAGAATTCAACGGCTCTAGTGGGCTTTAAGAAGATCTTTGCATAGATTGTGTTTCTATCAATAAGGTCTGGTGTTGTTGTTGTCTCATCCAACACAACTCTAAAGTCATCGAGACCAAAGTTGTTCTTAATGTTTGTTAAAAACGGCTCTACTTGACCTGTAAATCTTGCCCACGTAGATGGCACGTTTTGATCAAACAACAAGTTTGAGGCGATTCTAGAAATTTCTTTCTTCACAAATATCATCAATCTTCTTACATTGATTCTATCCAAAGCAGAAGGTGTGACTTGGAGAGTCTTTTGACCGAAAATCACAATCCCTTCATTTGGGAAAGAAGCAATAGGATTAACATTTCTTTCATACAAGAAATCTCTTTCAGCCGAGGTCAATCTTTGTCTCACATTTGTTACAGGAATTCCTGCTGCTCCATCGCTCAATCCGCCTCTATTAAATCCTGCTGGTGCAAACCAGAGTGCAGAAGCGTTTTCAGAGAAAGACAGGGCTCCTAGTGCAGCCACAGTAGGTGGTGACCACAATGATCTGCCTGTTGTTGGGTCTTGGATTCTTACCCACGGGTAGTATACTGCGCCATAACTTGAATTCAAGTTTCTAAGCTCCATGTTTGTTCCGACCTCAACAACGTGCTGAGACACTGAACCGATACCTACTCCAGATGTCATTCTATCCTGCTCAGATTTTGCATTTTCAGATGAAGGAACATACCCGCCGCGTGGATCGATTACCGCCAAGGCGTCCCCTCGTTCCTCGCAAGTCAAGATCATGTGATTTGTAATTCCCTCATTTACAATGCCTGGGGCAACCAGAATGTTAGCCTCGATATACTCGGGGTCTGAAAACATATCCACTGCTTTTTTTGCAGTATAGTACATAGCATGACTATTTTCAGTTGCTGTTCCATGTGGCAATGCTCTTTCTTGATTAAAAGGCTCTTTTTCCATAATGTCAAATCCACTAAACCCATTGTAAAATACAGTAGTGAATCTGTCATAACCTATGTCTAGAACTTTCTTGTATGATCCACTAATTGCAGTGATAGAACGACCATCTGCTCTAGATCCAGAAGAGTAATAAACTGTATCTCTATTATCAGCCAAAGCCTTATAGTTGGCTACCAAGTCGTCAAGAGTAAAATACCAAGATGTTTTGATATTATTGGCAGCGCTATCATACACATTATGTAAGCCATTTGGCAATGGATAGAGTAAGTCAAAAATGCTCTCTTCGAATACAGAGTTAGATCCGCTTCTCGACGTTGAGGCTCCAAAGTATGCCTCAGTGTCATCCGAAAGATCTCCATCTGAAGCGCTTAGTCTCAGAGGAACCGATGGGAATTTTACAGACCCTGTAAACGGTACGAAGGCTTCTGCTCTAGAGATGGACTGAAGAACAACTCCTGTCTGAGTTGCTCCCCCTGCACCGTGAGCGGTACCAGAGCCTGTGTGTGCCTGAAAGACACTATTACTACCAGAACCAGCGGTAACTGGCGAAGTGGCTGTGATTCTTCCGTTGGATGGATCGCTCTCAGCAATGCCGCCCGTAAAGGATCCGAAGGAAATGGTAGCGTTATCAACTGCGGCTCCGCCAGCTCCATTGGCGGTTGAAATGCTATTTCCTAGCGTCCCAGCTATGTCTGCTGTAAGTTTTGTATCTTCTGCATCGTTAGCGTCAGCGGCTGTAATGGAATCAATGCCGTTTGTTACCCCATTGGCAACGCCAGATCCGTATACAACTACTGCATCAGCTTCTGGACTTCCATTAAAAAGAGCTTGCAAATTGTTATTCATTACTGATTTACTAGCATCTATTTTTAAATGAATTACATTTGCAGTAGGAGATCCAAGGGTGTTTTTAAAGATGATTGTGAAAGTCTTTCCTGCGTCTGCTCCATATCCTCCTGGGATTGTAATAGTAAACTCTTTGCCATCTGATGGGATCCCACTGTTGAAATCTATTAGGGGATCATCACTAGCAGCGGTTCCCCCATTTAGGACACTTACTACTTCGAAGTCTGTGAACTTCATTGGACCTTCAGTACCAAACGGGAGACATTCTGGATCATGCTGGTTGGCGTCCACTAAGGAATTCATTTCAACTCTAACAATCTTTGATCTGTTTGGGTAACTTCCATAATCAATCAATCTCTTGCTATTTTCATCAAATTCCCTATAGGCATCACCAATCTGCTTTGCAATGTAATTTTCAGAGTTTGGATCTAAATTAAGATTAGCAAATCTCTCTACGTATCTTCTCGCATTGTCATTATCTCTAATGCTTCTAATTGCAAGCGAGAATGTTCCGTATGGCGTATTATCATTTCTGGAATATTTAACATCCTCAATAGAGACTTTATAGTTTCTCTGCAAATCTTCTCCAGAGCTTAACCCATGTAATCTGAATAATTTTGTGACAGTTGTATTGTCTTCTGGATTGAATGGTGGGTCTAACTGATTGTCAGAAGTTTGACCAGCAGTAGCGTTGGCGGCTGTATTTCTTAAGTCCTGTGAGAAGAACCAGCCAGTTCTAGCTTTCTGTGCTGCAAACTTGAAGTCACCAGCATCAGAAACAGATCTCGCGGCGTTGCCGAGCTTCATCATGATTCCATAAGCATTGGAGCTAGTGATTGTGTTGGTTACGTGTCTCTCGTAAGTTTGACCCAAAAACACAGTATCTCTGCTAGAGACAGACGAATCTACCAGACTAGCGTTAGTCTTTGTTGGGTTTGTGTTAAAAACCTTTCTAATGTAATTTGCTGCTGTTCTATCAAAGCTAAAGTTTGTCTTGTTTTTCAGCACTGGTGAGGCATTTGTCCCGTCAAAAGTGAGTCCTGTCCAGTTCCCACCTCCAGAACCAGAGCCAAAGATCATTGCACACGAACCTGTTGCTGTACATCCGTCCAAACCTTTGAGATCTGAGATTCCTGAAAAGTCATTATCAAATCCTCGGATAGAGCCACTCAGTGAAACAACTCCCTCGGTTGTGTAGAAAATCGCGGCTAATGTGCCATCAACAGATTCTTTGTTGTTTGCCATCAGCGATGTGGTCGATTCTGAGTTGAAAAGGAAAAGACCGTATGCTTCACCACCAACAGCGTCTGTTGCAACTGAAAGGCTGGCGTCTTTTACTTTCCACCCAGCTTTAGCAGCTCTGGTTGCGTCTGCATTTGGGGATTCCTCCCCAAGAAGCCTAATGAATGTTAGAGGAGAATTGTTGCGGAGCCAAGCTTGAGCAGCATATGCAGCAAAGGTTGGGGCAGTTGGCACACCATATCTCCATTGGTCACTGGCTTCTTCACCACCAACAGGGTTGCCGAATATGGTTACAAACTCTGAAAAAGAATCGACCCTTACAGGCTGCATGGCTGGTCCCCTTCTAGATCTACCAACAACAAGTGGTCCGATGGCATCTGGCAATCTGGGGAGTTGTGAATTGTCAATTTCCTCAATGTGAACACCTGGGGAAACAAATTTAAAATCTTTTGCTGACATTATTGAATTCTCCTTTCATCTATCAATTTTAAAATGACGATATTATTTCTTTAATAAATAGTGTTGGCTTCTATGAAAGTCCAAAATTATTCTCTATACTTGCCGTCCACTCCAACATTTCTTTTGCTATCTTCTCCAGGTCCACCTGTAACGAGAGGATCATCCAACACGACGTGTTCTCTGGGAATTCTTACTTGGACTGCATTTTCTCTAATTGAAAACTTTGGCGTGTCTTGATTTGCACCTTCTCCGACAAGATATCCCATGACCTTGATATCAATGGAGGTTTCAAATCTTCTCTCTTCATTTTCCATTGAAGATACGTTGTTGTTTTGTGCAAAATCAGATTGAACGAAAGCCTCATAGCGATGCCCATCTCGATCAATTAAGAATGAGTTGATTGTCCCAGGTTTTGTTATAAATGGCAAAACCATGTCATTCATCTGTTGTTGGTATTCCGATCTTAACAAAATTCTGTATGTGATGGATGCGTAAACGATTGCAGGTATTGATACCGTTTCGTATACGACCTTCGATGTTTTTCTTCTAACAAACTTTGGGGCTGCGCCGTTTATTTTTCTTGCTGCATCAGCGTTGGCGAAGTTAGAAGTCTTATCTTGCTTTATTCTTCTTGCAATTACAAGAGAACCTCCTTTTTCTGGCTGGCTTTGAAAAGGAAACATGTCTCCATAGTAGGCTCCCCTAGTTGCTAAGTCTTTCACAACAGATGTTCTTTCAATAGTAATCGCAGGAAGGATTATCATTCCCTCGCTGTCTCTGTATTCTTTGTTGTTTTTGACCTGAAAAGATCTTTCCGCAGATGCCCAAACAACTGGGATCTTTTCAAATCCAGAATTCGTGGTTGTGCTTAGTGACAATTTATCGTTTATAAAATCATACATTGCATAATCAATCGTCTCTAGGGTGGATGGCGCGAAGCTCAAGTCCATAAGACGATTTTCTTCTTCGGGAATTCCTGTATAATTTTGATTTGTTTTGCCGCCTCTATAAGAAGACATTTGCTATTCTCCTAAAGAGCATTAAAAGTTCCCTTTCTTGCCCTCTTGCATGTTGCCATAATCTCATATTTATAATCTACTTGCCCAAACAATTCTTTTGGTTCATTCAAGGTCACAATTTCATAATGGAATTTACCATATAAAACAAAATCTCCCTCTCGAATAAAAAGGTCCTGATCTTCTGTCAGCCTTCTTTTGTGGAAATAAATATTGATGCTCGATCTCTTATCGACTCCCAACGAAGTATTCGTGGATTCTTGCCCTTCCCATCCTATTAGAGCATATACTCGTATTGGTGGCAAAAAATTCTTTTGTATAGCCTCTCCGTAAAGAGAGTGAAAGTTTGTTTTATCAAGACTTATAGGATAATAAAGCACAGTTTGACCAATGACGCGCTCTATGACTTCATCATTGATCTGCTTGACTAAATTTCTCTCTTTCTCCCCAGTAAACAAGGGAGGAGGAGGGCTATCTGGTTGTAACCATTTATTATCTGCCATTTAAATTATCCTACAAATACTGAAGGTGGTATGTTCTTCAGTATGTTTTGTGCCGAATCACTCATAGAACTATCTTGTTCTGCTAGTTTTGGATAAGTCATTTCATCCAAGACCGTCTTTAATTCTTCTCTCAATGCCTGTTGTTCTTCTTTCGCCTCTGAAACAAGAGCGGGTCCGTTAAGAGTTACATTTTCATTTGGTATTGGTATGTTTGCAAATTTAGATCTAATTAGCCCTAGCATTTCTTTTGAAAGAGCCAGAGCAAATCTTCTAATCCATTGCTTTCCAATAGAGTTGATCTTGTCATATGGTATATTCTCAAATGGCAGCATATTCATATTGTTTACGCCTGTGACACCATCAGAGTTTTCCCCTTCTCCTTCCCATGGATCTTCCTCTAGCGTGAACTCAATCCAATATTTTGTTGGTCCTCCAGTGTGTGGTTCTGGGAATATTCTCAACTTATTGTCTTTGATTTCGTATGAAAAGTGAGATGTTCTTGTATAGATCGAATCTTCAAACGCCATGGCTTGAGATTTGTTTTGCCAAGTTGGGATAAGCTCAAATGTTGAATCATCAGAATATTGACCATAATAAGATAAATTACCTACCGTGTTTAACCCACCATAATAGCCAAAAAATCTCCACATTGCCATTGGGGTTTTATAGTAAACTTTTCTAACTGTTATTCTCTTGTCCCCAGAGGTACCTAACTTTTGATAAAAAGGGCTAGCTGTGTCTGTTGTGGAGGTAGTGCTTACAATGCTTTGCAAATCGTAGTCTTGTTGCCCTGTAACAGCATCTAAAGAAGCAGAGTAAATTGGTTTTGTTCCACCCAAGCCAGCTTCTGTTGAAACAGAATTACCTATTGTCTTAGCGTGTTGAAAATCAAATTTTGGATATCTCAATGCTATATCAGAGCCGCTGAGAGAGTGTCCAGAAATTAGCTCACCATCGCTATCGAAAGAGCCAGTGGATGATCCCAGGGTTGTCCCTAAGACATTCTTTGCCTGATGTACATTTACAAGGTATGAATATTCAAGACACGCTTCTTCGTAAGCGGCATAGACTTGATGCTCAGTAATCTCTATGTCTAAGACATCTCCACCAAGTTTTTTATAAACATAAGCAACCTGATCTACTGCTCCTTGCTTGAACGCACTAAGAGCAGCCGATGTTTGAGCATGGTCAATATAGACCCCATATGGAAGCGGGTTATCGCTACTATTGACATTATCCCCAGAACCAGTTATAGGCAATCTAGTGGCACTAGTTGTGGAGGAAGGTGTTAAAGTTGGGTAAGCCATTCATTCATTCTCCTTGGCGCAATCGTATCATAGTAATTAGTTGTGGAGTAAACTTAAAGCAGTATAGAAATAAAAAAGCCCCGCCAAATTAATGACGGGGCTCTTTGTTTGTTTAAATCTTAGCAGAATTATCCGTTAAGATCTGTACAGATAACAAGACCATACATATCAGGTCTAACCATCTTCTTGGCGTAACGGGTCATAACACCCTTACGAGGTACGAAGTCCTCTACACCGAAGATAGTTGGAGTTACCTGAAGTGGCACATATGGCGCATACACATATCCGCTCTCAAGGAACGAACCACCTTTACGTCCAACAAGAATTACGTTTCTTGGGAAGTAAGGATCAACATACACATCAAACTTCTTGCTCAACGAACCAACATTGACTGCTCCGACTTGACCGTTGCCGTAATCGTTTCCGATGGAAGCACGGAATCCAGCAGTGAACTCAAGAAGGTTTGCAACTTCTGGCGAACAAACAACAAAGTTTGCTCCTCCGCGGAGTGTCTTTCTGTGGATTTGAGCTGAAACATCATTAATGGTTTCTGCAAGTGTTTCGTACCATTCAGAAACAGTACCAGTGAAGTCAGCACCCATCAAGGATTCATTTGATTGGTCGCTACCAATCTGAGCCCCTGTGTCTCTGCTCAGGAATTTACCTGGGCGTCTAGACCAATACTGAGTTCCAGCAGTAGCACCTTTAATAAGATCTTCGAGAATTTCTCTATCGATCTCAAGAGCAATTTGCTCAGAGAGAATGCTTGTAAGCTCAACTTCAGCATCAAGGTTGTGGTAAGCGTTGAGATCTTGTCCCAATTCTGGTGTCCACTTAGCTTTGAGCTTCTTGGTCTGAGCAGTAACAGCGATTGAATCGACTTTGATGTCGATTTCTGGGATTGATCCGTTATTCTCAAGACCCCACTTTGATTGACCAAGAACACCACCAGTTGCGGCTGCTGCTCCAAAATTGTCATCAAGCGGAATTGAGTGAAGATCAATTATCTCATCATCTGTACTAAAAGCAGTGATAAGAGCAGCAATTTCATTATGCGTTGTATCTGAAAGTGCCTCATATACAAGCTTAATCACAGTTGTACTTAAGGAAGGATCGTAGCCACCACTAGTTGAAGCAGAGTGAATCGAAGTCAAGCGACGAACTTGTCTTACGTTGGCGGCTTCACCTGTGTTGTTCAAGTTACCCGACAACGCTATCAAGTTCTTCATGTCCATTTGATCAAGATCACCGACAGAAGATCCTGTGAAAGCACAAACGAAAACTACAGAACCAGAAAGGTCTGGGTCGAAATTAAGTGCTCTATCTAAATCAGCATCGCCAGAACTAGCAGTACCAAACATAGTGTAGTCTTTTTCAAGACCAACTCCTGCGTCGTCTTCCGCGGAACCAGTTGGGCTAGCAAAACCGTTATTCAAGCTGTAAGGACCAGCTTCAAGGTTAGCGCCAGTAAGATCAATACCGCCTGTCAATTGATTTGCAACAACATCGCCACCATAGAGGGATTTGTTTGCAGGGTATCCTGGCTTTGCGTGAGCTGGCACTGAACTGTTAACTGTGAAGTCGAGGAAGAAAATGAGTCCAGATGGGAGGCTCATTGGCTGAACGCTTACAAGGTCGTTAGCGATCAAGTTGCCGAAAACACGACGAACGATTGGGAATGCAACGGATGCGAATCCTTCAACATCACC